GTTTTGATACTTCAGGCAATCCAGTTGCAGTAGCCACAGGAAATGATGGGCAAGTTTTAACTAGTGCTGGCGCTGGTGCTGTCTGTCTTTTTGAAGATGCCGCTGCTGCTGGTTTTACTCTTTCTGCTAATCAAGCAATAGCCTCTGGAACAGACGTTACTTTTAGTGGTATTCCATCAGGAGTTAAAGTTATTTTTATAAACCTTTCTAAAGTTTCATTAAATTCTACAGGTGATATAGAAATACAATTAGGTGACGCAGGTGGTATTGAAACAAGTAGCTATACTTCCCAATCCATGAAAATTATTAGTGGCTCAAACCCTTCGGGCGGTAGTTCCTATGGTGCTTTTCATATAAAGTTGGGAGATGATGGCTTATTACTGACAGGACAAATTATATTAACACTTAAAGAAGCTGCAACAAACATGTGGGTATTAAGCCATACACTATATGGTAGTACCGCCCAAACCATAGTTGGTACAGGTCAAAAACCTCTTAGTGCTGAAATAACGCAATTTACAATTTATGCAACAGCTTCAAATACTTTCGATGGCGTTGGCGCTTTTAGTATTAGTTACCAATAAGGGTAATATAATGAAACAGTTTATAGCAATAGTAAAAAATACTGATTTAAAAGTTGATAAATATCAGGATTTTGATACGCAAAAAGAAGCAGATGCTCATGCACTAAAATATGGAGGTTTTGCCCAAAAAAGTGTAGGGGATATGATTGAGTATTACGAAGTTTCAGACGGAGAAGCTACGTACAACTCTGATAAAATTGCATCAGATAATCTAACAACTGCATGGGTCGAGGTACGCACCACACGCAATCAATTGCTCGACGAATCAGATTGGCGCGCTATGTCAGATTTGACAATGAGTGACGGCTGGACGACCTACCGTCAGGCGTTGCGTGATGTTGGCGGTCAAGCTGATCCAGCAAACATTACTTGGCCCACTAAGCCTAGTTAAGGAGAAATACAAATGGCCTTTTTAGTACAAGGTGGCGCGCCTCCAGATGATAGCGTAACAACTGTTAAGATAATTGACGATGCGGTCACAACTGCCAAGGTAGCTGATAATCAAATCACATTAGCTAAGATGGCACACGGCACGGATGGTAACATAATTACCTATGATGCCGCAGGGGCTCCCGCCGCCGTAGCCACAGGGTCATCAGGTCACGTACTCACCAGTGGTGGTGCTGGGGCCGCCCCGACATTTCAGGCTGGTGGTGGTGGAGCTTGGATTTTAATTGAAACACAGAATATAACGTCTGGCGTTTCAAGTGTAGATTTTGATAGTGGTATTAATAGTACATACGATACTTACAAATTAGTTATATCTGGTATGCACTCTGTAAGTGACAGCATTGATCTATATTTGCTTTTTAGTAATGATGGTGGTTCTACATATGAAACTCTTGCATATGAATACCACAACACTCAGACAAAATCTACATCAACGTCTTATTCAGCAGTTGTATCTACAAGTGCGGCTTTCATATTCATAGGAGAACTTCGCAATCAGTCCAGCGGAGGATACAACGGTGAAATTACATTATATGAGCCAAGTAATTCAGCTAAGTACACCTGTGTCACTTGGGTATCTATGCAATCGGAGCAAGAACCTTGGCAGCATTCAGGGGCAGCCAATCGCCAAGCTACTGAGGTCACGGACGCTATACGCATTATATTGAGTTCTGGAAATATAGATGACGGGCGTTTTAGTCTGTATGGTATTTCACATACATAAAGGATAGATACTATGGGACGTAACAGAATGGTGGGTGGAGTACTTACACCACTCACACCAGCAGAAGAAGACCTCCGTGATGCAGAAGAGAAGGCTTGGGCCGATGGCGCAACTGACCGGGCGTCGGATGCTTTGCGTATGAAACGCAATCAGTTGCTTGCCGATACAGATTGGTGGATTTTGCGTGGTTCGCCCACAGATGCACAGACCGCTTACCGTAAAGCCCTTCGCGACTTGCCAGCAAACACGGCTGATCCAACTGATATAACTTGGCCGACTGTGCCTAGTTAATGTTGAATTTAAGTAACTACTTTTCGTTATATCTTTTAGATGTAAACAGAAGGAACACTAACATGAAAACAATTTTAAAATGGATAACTAATCGGTCTATTGAGCCTTCAAGCTGGGCAGCCGCCGGAGCAATTATCATTGGCGTTTCTGTCCTTGTAGATAGCTTTTGGTGGATTTCGCTTATAGGAATTGCTGTCGCAGCAGTTAGCATTCTCCTCCGTGAGCGTGGGCTAATCTAATGCTTGGCGCGCTGATACCAATCGCTCTTAGTTTAGCTGGGGAATTTATCCCAGACTTAATAGGAGGATTGGCAGGAAAAGATGCTCAGAAAATTGCTGAAAAGGTAGTTGGCACCGCCGAAAAGTTAACTGGTGAGAAGATTGAAACCGAAGCGGACGTTGCTCGGGTCGTGCAAATTATTAAGTCTGACGCACAGCTTCAAACTGAATTGAAGATGCAACTATCGCAGGAACGATTAGAGACTGCACGTATCCATTCTCAAGATCGTGTCTCTGCTCGAACAATGAGTCAGAAGTCAACTCTCCACACTGTTGCTGTCTGTGGAATTTCTACATTAGTGGTCTTAGGCTTTGGAGTTATGCTTTGGTTAATTCTAGGTGATCCACTACCCGATGGTAATACCGAGATAATTTATATTCTCTTAGGAACCTTAGCAGCTTCGTTCACACAGGTAATCAACTTTTGGTTAGGCTCTAGTAGATCATCACAAGACAAATCTCAGCAGATGTCGGACGCTGCGCGGCGTTAAAATGTGGATGATCGCACTAATCTTGGCTACAACCGCTGGTCTGAGTAGTACTCTTTTCCGACCTGATATTACTATAACGCCAGATTTAATTTGGAACAATAAATCCGAATGTGAGTTAGTAAAAGGAGCACATCTGTCTATGCACCCTGCGCCAGAGAATGCTGCCCTTGTCTGTCTTCGCGTTCCTGATTTTGTGGCGGCGAAATTTTTAATAACTGTTCCATCTTTAAAAATATAAGTAACTACTAATGGATTTCGATAGCTTAAAAAGTATACTTCCTGTGCTAGTGTTAGGAATCACGGGTATTATAGCGTTAGTTAAGGTAAAGGCGCGTTCAGACGGCACATATCAAGATATGGTAGGCGCAAGGAAGGATTTGGATAGACTGGAGAAAGAGGCAGCGGATTGGTCGAGGACAACAGTTCAGCTTAGTGCAAGACTAGATCAAGCCGAGAAAAATATTACCTCGCTGTGGAGTGCGAACGAAAATGTTCTGGCCAAGCACGACTCAGCAAGAGATAGGTTAGACGAACGCTTTATCGCTCTTCGTGATAGACTCAATGGAAACAAGAAATGAGACAATTATGAGAACAATTAATCAGATCATTGTCCATTGTGCCGATACATATATACATATGGATATCGGTGTAAAAGAAATTAGGAAGTGGCACGTAGAAGAACGTGGTTGGTCTGACATTGGGTATCATCATGTAATATGTAGAGATGGTATACTAGAACCTGGTAGACCTGTTGAACGTGCTGGAGCACATTGCAAAGGCCATAATGAACACAGTATTGGCATCTGTCTAGTTGGTGGTAAAGGTGATGATGATAAACCTGAGTGTAATTTTACATCCGAACAATGGCGTTCGTTACAGTTGTTAGTAGATGATCTATTACAAACATATGATGCTAAGGTACAAGGACATAACGAACTTGATACCCATAAAACTTGTCCAAACTTTAATGTGCAGGCATGGGCTAAAGGATTTGACTAATGCCATTAAATAAATATACGGCAACTCTGGCTTCTAAAGGTAGAGGTGGAGACTCAGAGATAGGACATCTTACTCCTGGTGAGATTGTCTTACCAGCTAACTTACCACAACAGCAACCAGACTTGTATGCTCAAATAGAGGCATTTTTTGGTGATGATCTTGGTAGGTACACGGTTGGTGGTAATGATGATTCTATAAATCCTGCTACTGGTTATCCTGAATTTGAAGCTCCTGGAAATCCTGGTGCAGCAGGAGGAGGAACAGGCGCTCCTGGTAGTTCTAGTGGTGGCGGTGGTGGCGGTAATTCGCCACAATCTCAAGCTCAGGGATTAGCATCACTCCCTCCAACTGCTTTTAGTGGTCCTGGGCATGGTGATGCGACGGGTGAAGGTGTAAGTTCCGGTGTTGGTCCAACGGGTAAGTCGTTATTCAATGTAAACTTAGAGAATGAGGTCATAAGCGAGCAACAGAAGAACCCTAAAGCAATGGAGACTAATCTTAGTCTTGCCTTACATAATATGTCTCAGGGACTTGCTGAGACT